TTCACCGCTGATCTTGACGACGGCAGGCCGGATGCTGGCGGCGCTGATGATACGGGGGCCGATGGCCCGCCGCCCAAAAAGCGCAAGCGTCGTATACTGTGGGATTACGAGCTAAAGACGCCGCAGGATGTCTTCGCTTCGCTGCGGGGCTTCCTTGACCGTAAAAACAAGAAGCCGGAACCCGAGGCCAAGGCCAAGGCCGAGGATATTGCTGCGCTTGTCGCTGCTGAGCCGGACGAACTGGTAAGCGCACTCGCAACTGACGACGACGATGAGGACGAAATAATCATGCTCCTGATGGCCGCCTGATGACGCCCGGAGAGCGCGCTTACTGGGCGGATGAAGTCGTCAAGGTCACGGCCGACGCCTTTGACGATGTCGAACGGCGGATGCTCAAGACTATCCTGAACGCTGAGAGCGCGGATCAGGCATGGAATGCCCTGCTTGCCTATCGTGGCCTCGATGCCGCCCGCAAGCAGCTCAACAGCTACGTGGATACTGGTAAACTGGAACGCGAAGCCGCCAATCGGCGGGCAGCAGACTAACCCCCAGAGGACAACATGGATCTCGATACAGCGCCCGCCCCGGTGGCGGACAGCGCCCCCCTGTCTATTGAGGCAGCGGTCAAGCATCAGCAGACATTGCGCGCCAAGGGCGCGACACGGGTTGAAGACCCCGAACCAGAACAACAGGCAGAGACAGAGGCGAGCGAGCCCGTCGAAGCCGACACAGAATCCGATCATCTTACCCAGGATGGTCAGGACGTCGAAGGCGAGCCTGAAGAGGCCAACGCGGAAGACGACAATGAGGCCCCGCCCGAACCGGTAACGGCAATCGAGGCCCCTCAGTTTTGGGATGCCGAAGGCAAGGAACGTTTCGCCAAGCTCTCGCCCGCCTCACAGAAAGAGGTCGTGGAGTACGAGAAGCAGCGCACCGCCGCAGTTGCCAAGGCCATGCAGAAAGCCGCCGAAACTACGAAGCAATCCGAAGCCAAGCTCAGGCAGCTTCAGGAAACAGCCCAGAGGATCGGTAATTACGTCGAAGCCCAGAGCGAGCACATGCAAGCCTGGGAGCAATGGCTAGGGAGCCCATCAGCCGCCGAACTGGCGCAGGCCAACCCGACCGCCTACAACGCAGAGATAGCGCGTTACGACCGCGAAAAGCGAGATTTCGAGAAGGTCCAGGCCGACAAGGCCGAAGCCGAGCAAGTCACGTTTCGCACGTATGTTGAAGAACAGCGCAAGCTTCTGCCGGAATATGCTCCTGAACTTGCGGACCCAAAGGAAGGTCCAGCACGCATGAAGGAAACGATGAGCTACCTGACCGAGCGGGGCATTCCGCTTGAACAGGTGCGAGGCATATCTGCGATTGAAGCGTCCGTCGCCTACAAGGCCATGCTTTGGGATAAAGCACAGGCGAAGGCGAAGGAATTGCCCAAACCCAAGCCGAAGCCAGCAGGTCCGACCGCTCCCGCGAGTGGTCAGGGCGTCAGAGCTTCATCGTCAGAAGCACGCATCAAGCAGCTCAACTCCATGCATTCGCTCACAGTCGAGCAGGCCATGGAATTGCGGCGCCTGAAGCGAGGATAATCAGGAAAAACCCCAATGGCTGTTAACGCCGGAACTCTCGTCCGCTCTGCCGTAGTTGGCGAGCGCGAAGACCTCGAAGATACGATCTATCGGGTGGTCCCCGAAGAGACCCCCTTCACATCCAACATCGGCAAGATGAAGGTGAAGAGCGTTCTGCACGAATGGCAGATCGAAACGCTCGATTCCGCTGACCCGGATAACGCCCAATACGAAGGTGATGAAATCGGCACGCACACGGCTGCGCACGCAACCGTGCGCCGTAACGTGTACGCGCAACGCTTCCGCAAGGACGGATCGATCTCCGGCACCGTCATGGCGTCGGATCGCGCCGGCCGTGCGGACGAACTCGATTATCAGAAGATGATCCGTGGCATCGAACTTCGCCGGGACATTGAGGCCCGCATGATCGGCAACAAGGCGTCCATCGCTGAAAGCGCTGGCGTCAACCCGATGCGCACTGCCGGCGCTTTGGCCTGGATCGCCACTAACGACAGCTTGGGCGCGACGGGCACGTCGGGCGGCTGGTCTTCGACCGGTGTTGTCGGTGCGGCTGGCAACGGCACGCAGCGCACCTTCACGGAAACGCTGCTCAAGGGCGTGCTCGTGACGGCGTTTACGAACGGGGCCAAGCTGAGCCAAGCCTATATGTCGGGCACGCACAAGCAGATCGCGAGCGCCTTCACTGGCATTGCGGACATCCGTGCAAGCGTCTCTGGCTCGTCTCAAGCGACGATTTACGGGGCCGCTGATACCTATGTCAGCGACTTCGGCTCCATCTCGTTCATCCCGCATCCCTACGGCCTCAGCCGTGATTGCCTGCTCATCGATCCGAGCGGCTGGTCCGTCGGCACCTATCGCGGCATGTCCACCACGACGCTCGCGAAGCTAGGCGACTCGGAACGCTGGATGACGATCGCTGAGAAGATGCTCGTTTGCAAAAACGAACTCAAAGGCGCGGCGATACGTGACCTTACGTAACGTCAACTAAGTCTCCGTCCCTGGAGTGCTGAACTGGCGGGCGGCTCACATCGGGCCGCCCGTTTATTTTCAATGGAGCCACCATGACCGAACCAACGCTGGAAACAGCTGACGAGGTCGAAGCCGTCTCGACTGCCGAGCGTAACAAGCTGCTGGCGGAAGCCGGATCGCTTGGCTTGACCGGGTTTCGCAAGAACATCTCAACGGCCGCGCTGGCTGAGCTTATCCAGCGTCACAAGGATGCGAAGAAGCAGGCCGACGAAATCCTGCGGGAACAGGCCAAGATTACAGCGGCCATCCCGAAGAATGAAGTCCTCTGCCGCGTCACCAAGAAGGGCGACCAGAAGCTTTCGAAAGGCGTTCACATCCCCGGCAAGGGAGACCTTTGCTATGGCTGGAAAGATACGGTCATGATCGATCGCAGGGCGGCCAACGAACTGGAAGAGCGCGGTTTCGTCGAGATTGAAGATGCAGCTGCCTAACGCTGTCGCTCAGGCGATCCCATCCGGCTTCCGTCACTTCATGACCACGGCGGCCGGCTGCCATTGGTTCGTGCGTTACGAGCATGACCAGCATGGCAACATCATCGGGCGTGAGTTCGCGATGTTCGCAGATGTGACCCCTATTCTAGACAGAAACGTGGCCATGCAGAACCACAATGACGGCTGGAGCGTGGAGGGGCGCTCGAAGTCCGACAAACTGCTTCGCCGCGCCGCGTCAGTGCCATTTGCGTTGATCACAAAATGGAACAACGAGGAAGGCATAGACTATTTCAGCCAAGACCCTGACATGCAAAAGCGCGTTAAGGCCAAGCTGAATAGCCGTGAGTTCTCCAAACTCAGGACTGCGGAGTTCAAGCTGTGAATACGCGCGAACGACAGGAGGCGGTGTGACATGGGCCTCACGACTTACGCCGAGCTGAAAACGTCGCTGACGAGCTGGTTTCACAACCGCTCAGACGTGGCTGACATCGCTGACGACCTGATCGACCTGGCGGAAGCGCGCTTCAATCGGGAAATCGTCTCGCGCCGGATGGACACGTCAACCACGCTCACCATCACAAGCGGGGCCGCGACTATCCCGACGGGGATGCTCAAGGTGCGCTCGATCGTCCTCACGGCTTATCCGTACACGACGCTTGAATATACGCCGATCGATGTGATGGAGCAGCTTGACCCGACTATCACGACCTCGCCGGAGCGTTATTGCGCGGTGGGCTCGGGCTTCGTGATGTGGCCGCCAACGAGCGCGGCGTCGCGGATCAGGTATCGCGGCAAGATCACGCCGCTGGACGGGACGAATACGTCCAACTGGATCCTTGCAGACCATCCTGACCTTTACCTCAAGGCGTCCTTGCTTGGGGCTTCCGAATACTTCGTGGATGACGACCGCATTCCGCTCTGGAAGCGTCAGGTTTCAGCGATGATCAAGGCTGTGAACGATCTGGACCGCGATCAGAACCAGATGGGCTTGCGGCCTATCCTGACTAGCACGGTGACGTGATGCCGATTGTTCTCGATCCTGCTGCGCCACAGTGGGCCAAGGCCCTCAAGCTATCGATCGATGACGAGATCAATCGCGTTGTGCGGCCCGGATCGCCCGTGCGGACAAAGGCCTATGCAGACGCTGCCAGCCTGCCGAGCGCGGCGCAGTGGCCTAATTGCGTTGCGACCTGTCTGGACGTGGGCGGGAGCGTCAAGGCGCTCGTCTGGTCTGACGGAAGCGATTGGTATCCTGTCACGGTAGGGGCTGCGCTCTAATGGTCTCCACAGCAACGACCCGCAACCGCTTCAACAAGCAGGGCACGGGCGACAATACCAACACCTGGGGCACGAAGCTCAACGGCGAGGTTTTCGACCTCATAGACGAAGCGCTTGACGGCTATGTCGCGGTAACGGTCAGCGGCAACGTCACGCTGACGAGCACGAACTACGTGACCGATCAGGCCCGTATGCGCCAGCTCTGGCTGAGCGGCGACGGTGGCTACACGGTCACTATTCCCGGCGTGCAGAAATTC